GGAATTCTGGCCTTCCCGATCTGGGAGGGATAGCCCGGCGGCCTCACAGCTCACCGGATAGCTCGGAATGACCAGACCGCGGGCGACTGCGTAAATCACACGTTTCTTCTGGGTACTCTTCGGAGTATCTAGAGCATCACGGATGTAATGGAACACGTGTTTAACAGTCTCAACCCGCCGTCTGCGAAGCCGAGCGTACGATCCACCCAATGGCAGCAGGTGGCGCCCACACATACCTACTAAGAGGTGTGGGAAGGATCAAGTAGGAGGTTCTCAACTTGGCCTAGTTAGCCTCGTTGTGCATGTCATGACCTAAAAAACAGTGTTAAAGCTGTAAGATGACGCAATTTACTTCGAAGACCTACATGTTCGAGTCTCACGGTGCCCAAAAAGATAGGGAGATTAGCAAAGCACCAAAATCAGCACTTCAGGAATTGTCTACTGGAGTAGGGCTGATGCCCATTTACAAGACTACTCGAGTCGGTGGTACGGATCACGTCCCCGTCTTCGAATCGCGCGTAGAGCTAGGAGATTTATTTTTCACAGCGCGCGGCGGCTCAAAGCAGCAAGCAGAGGATGCTGCCGCCAAATTAGCACTCAAAGGCACTCTCCGACCCAAGTGGGAGACTGCCCCCGGCACAAAGACGGGCCGTACCTCAATCTGGAACGAGGGTACGAAGGGCGAGAAGTTAGCCACGACTCGCGGAGGACCTGGTTTTAAGAACAAGTCCGGCAAGGCGAAGGTGGTTCGCAAGCACCTGCGCGCCCAGAAGATCAGGGATAATGCCACTGAGCTGATGGAGAAGGCGACTCTATACCAGAAGCAGTCCATGGAGTTAATGGTGCAGGCCGCCGCCGTAGAGGCAGCTACCAGCTCAGAGTCCGATGGCGACGAGGTGCCCGACCTGTTCAACTCGGACAGTGACCTCGATGAACCTGCCGTAGACAACGAGGGCGTGGGCCTTCTTGTACTGGTCGAGCAGGACACACGAGTTGGTCTCATCAGTGAGCGACGCGACAAGCCGTACTGCTTGATCGGTGGCAAGGTCGAGCAGGGGGAGACGCTGGAAGAGGCCTTTCGACGTGAGCTCTGGGAAGAAGCTCGAGTCAGTGAGACTGGTATCGATAGCCGGGGAGTTGTGGCTGAGAAGCTTCCCCACGATCTGTCTAACTGGTACGACTCGCAGTGCGAAGAAGGAAACGTGAGGCACACCTGTCACTACAAAGTGTCGCGCGTGAGGATGGCCTGCCTCACCTACTTCAGCGTCAAGGACATACTCGCTGGCCGTGACCAGGGTAGGGTCGCGCCGTATGTGGCCCGGGTGTTGACGCACTACCGCAACTCCCAGCGTGTGGTTTCACAGCTGAACGGTCATCACGGTGAGTACACTGGCTCAGACGACGTAAATGACAAGCCCGCTACGTCTCTGGTTGAATCAGTGTCATTTTCGCCGGCTGCAACCTTCGCCGACGGTCTGCAGCGAGGGACACTCTACGGTGAAGTTTTCAGCCCTGACAACGCTCTGACGGTGTACAACTTTGACCTGGGCCTACTGCCAAACGCCGGGCCAATCCAGCTGATGGAGGTGACCACTAACCTCAACTGCTTCTTCACATCAGCTCAGGACTCGTTCGACCTGGAGTACTCGTTTGCCATCAGCGACAGCAGCCCACCTTCCGGAGCTTTTTTCCCGCCGATCGGCGCCCTGGACTCTGCGATTCTCGGCCTGGCAGTGACTCCCGATGCAGGTTCGACAAACAGCACCACGCGCCTACCCAGGGGTGAAGCGCTCGTGGACGCGACCAACCATCTCTGGTTCGTGGTCCGAGTCGGCACCGAGCTGGCGTCGTTGATGTCATTGACCGTTTTGATATCGTACGTGTTGAGCTACGGACCAGCACCCGACACGGTTCTGATCTCAGCTGATTACTCGGCCTTCGACCATAACGCACCCGACTCGATTGAGCTGATCCGTAAGCGGCTGAATTACCAGGTGACACGCCAGGGCCTGCGCGGGATGTTCAAGTCCGACAAGCGACCGAAACTGCCGGATACGTTCGTGCCCACGACAAGCATATTCGACAGCGGAGAGCTGGTGATTACGTCCTCCTCGAGCGCAGCTGGCGCCTACACGAACAGCAGTGGTCACACGCAGTACCTGAGACTCGACTCGTTATGCTTCAGTTCAACGATAGGAGTGCCCGGCACGGACTACATCGGAATTGCAGGCACAACATTCCAGGCCATCAGTATCAACGGAGGACCGTCCCTAGGTGCGTCGGTGCCGATCTACACGTGGTACTGTCCCGCCTCGCAGTCCACCTCGATCCACCTGTCACCCAACTGCCTGTTCGAGCTCCCGGACACGTGGGAGTTGTGGATCGTGTACCGCGGATCGTTCGCCGGCTCGTTCTTTATGCATTTCGGCTATGCGTACGTCCTGAACGAGTTCAACATTAACCCCACGCTAGTTAGTGTATCGGGAGCTGTCGACGTTAACGTTTTGAGCGCGCCTCCAATCGTGCCAAGCGGCGTGACCGATGTGAACGTGGTTGGCATGAACCAGCTTGCCGAGCCGTTTTGGACCTCGAACGTTAACCCGCACGCGAACCCCATCAACGTGCCCGCCGTGGAGTTGATCTCGGCAGACCCACCGGTGCGAAGGGCAACACTCTTGCTTAAGGCGCAAGCGCAACACGCCTTGAATGGCAACACGACCACGGTTGAAATCACTCCGATATGGCATGAGGATGAGAAGCTATCTGACGCCATCACGCGACTTCGCGAGGAGTTCATTCGACGTGGAGAGGTCATCCCCCGACTCACGAGCTCGGCCCAGCCCATGAAGCTAACGCTTGAAGAAAATTTCGCACTTGCCGCGGGCAGCGCGGATAAGGTCATCTCACGCGCACTAGAGGGGAGTCAAGGCCATGAGATGTCCACTTTGAAGTGCGACGGACCCGACAAACGTGGTGTGATCGTCGAGTACGCCCCAATGTCAGCTGGCGACGTACAAGCCTACATCGACACCTTCGCCAACAGCCTGCCCCTGACTGAGGAGGTATGGGTCTTGTACTACAACGAGATCTTCGGCGTTGAGACTAGACTCTCGAACAAGTACTGGCCCTTAATGCTTTACCAGGAAGACACGGACATCAAGGACGAACTGCGCGAAACGTTGGAGTCCAAAATCCCGGCCGCACCTGCACAAACCGTGAAGCGGCGTCCGCCCCAGACGGAACAGGCCATTAGAACCGCTGAACAGGCAGTGGAACGTCGCGAGCAGCGAGAAAAACCGAAGAAGCTGGACGGCGGCGCTCTGCGCCGGCAGCGCGACGCTGCGATCGCTAGAGTCGCGAAGCGCCTGACAACAGACGACGAGGTTGCAGCGTGGCTATCGCTTGCCAGCCCCGCCCGACCCTTCGCCTATGCAGTAACAGTGGCGAAATGGGGCGCCGACTACGCCCCAACAAACTGGCAGAGACAGGCTGCCTTGTACTACGTGTCCGAGAACCGACGGGCCGAAGTACACGATGCTCTCCTGTTATCCCTGCTCCTGGCAAGGCGTGAACTTGACGCCCTTCGGATGACAGACGGATTCTATGAGTGGTTGCGAGTTAGTACCACCGCAGAATTTTCTTCGCTCGGCGAGGCAGTCAAGGTACTGCAGTCCGAGGCGGATGCGAACTCCCAGTTGGTCCACGCCCTGAACGGTAACATTAACTTCTCAAAGACGTTGACCGATGTGAAGGCTAACCCGAGTGGCGACTCACTTGCGCAGACTGGTCTGACGTCAGCGACAGTGAATCCGCAGGAACTAGTTCTGGCAGTGTCATCCACGAACTCGTCGATCCCGTTGCCCGAGCAGTCAGTGCCATATACAGACGTCTTCCACGCAGACGTGATCCGCACTAACAACGCCGTGGCGCTTGACCGGACTGCCGTACCCGTGGAGGGGCAGCTCTATCCTCGGCAAGTGCGAGCCTTGGGTGGTGGTGCATTAGCGGCGTCCAACCAGAGAACCCAGTGGACCTGTAGTGCCGAAGTCCGTGTTCCGGGATCGGCAATCAGCCGTTCGGAGTTGGCAACAACCCTGTTCGATATGTTGGAACGGGCAGCCGGCGCGAACATTCGGCGGGACAACACGATCATCGCGGGCTACCGTCTAGCGGACGTCGTACAGCTCGCCTCTATGACGAGTTTGTACGGCTTCACTCCCGAAGCGGGTCTGACCAAACTGCTTGCGATACAGCGGCACATGCTGTGGGGTCAGGCGCAGAATCTGCTGCCACTCGGTCGGCAGTGCCAGATATGGGACAGCAGTAACCAGGTGGCACCGAACGCCAACAGTCAGGTCAACTTTAACGACTCGACGATCTTCGGCGAGGGTCTGGGCGGCACAGTAGCGCCAGTGCTGCCTTTCCGAGGGGGTGCCACCGGTGAAGTGGCTTTTCACCTGACCTACGCCACGGTTCCGCGCGACCAACAGGAGCAGGCCATCTTCGCGCCAGCTTTCCTGTGCGACGTCGACAACCAGACGGGCTTGGGTCTAGCACTGATCGTGGCATTCTGGAGCGACTACCCCTTCGTTATGCCTACAGTGTCGATGAATACACTCGATGATCAGGGTGCGAATCTGCAAGCCACACGCTACATACCCAACTGCGGCCTGCACGCAATTCCAGGTATGGCAACGATTCACATCATCCTGTCAAGACAGGGCCCAAATCAGGATCCGACTGACGACGCGGAGGCTGCGGCGATGGTGTTCAGCCAACCCAGGTATGGCCCAACGGTGATCGGTGCTCACGGTGCTGGCGAGTTGATCAACATTAACTCCGTTGGCAATCCGCTCACGGGTGTAGCACTCTCAGACTATCTGGCAAGCTGGTACAACGCCATGGACTCAGGGAGCATAATTGCCTGGCTTGCTCGACTGAAGGCTGTCGTATCATTCAACGCGGCGCTCGAGGAGGCAATTGACAGGGTTCGGCTCACTAGCACCAGATACGCGCCTTTAATGTCCGACGCCGTCGCCGCTCGCGTGAGATGGGACGCGAACACAAACGTCGGGTCAACGCAGATAAGCGCTTTGGGTTTTAGCGTGCCGCGTCTGACGGCGAATCTTCCGCTCGGCAACTTTCCCCCCGCAACCGACATCATGCGTTACATGGAGCCGACCGGGTGGAACAAGCTCGTGCTTATGCTGGCAGACAGCAGCGTGGCACCAGCTATGGGCGAATTGCCGATGTCAGTCACGTACCCGACAATGTTGCAACACGACCGAGTCAGCGTGAGGCCGTACGCTGCAGCGACCACCTTGCATAACGCCGCGCTTGGATTTCCTGCCGCCCTGTGGGACACAGCGTTCAACAACACGGTGTTGCCAACCGCGGCTGCGATAGTGCGCTCTCACTACGCGCGTGTGTCTGACGGTCTCGTACCCCAGCCGACGAGAGGTGGCTCTGAGCTCTCGGCTATGTTCACCGGGATTATGGAAGCTAGCCCTCCACGCTATATGGGCCAGGCCGCCTTGACGGCTTTTGACACGGTGTTGACGCCCGTCCGAGCAAATGCTCACCTGTGGGCGTACGACAACGGGCAGAACGGTCTAAACGGATGCACACCAGGCCTGTTGCCAGACGTCTGGATACACCTAACCGTCAAGAAGATACCGTTAAGTATGTCCTCAATTCCAGGGCCAGGAACGTTCTCCGCCGTGACAGGTCTACGCGCTGGCGATGACTGGAAGCTGCACAAGCTAAATCAGGGGGCGCTTCAGACTAGCATGATGAGGCCGACAGCGCTAATCAGCGCGGTACCAATGGGCGCGACCCGCGACTTGGACGAGTACGAGGTGTGGAACATGCGCTTGTTTCACCGTAGCGGGCTCGCCACGTTGACAGACTACGCGGGTAATGCGATAGCAAACGTGGTCCCGCTGGCCAACATCTTGCGCACACCACCAGCGGTACTAGACTACACGCATACGAACGTTGAGTTCGACGCTCTGGCCGCAGGCACGTGGTGGATACCAGCCATGACGACAAATGGTACAGCTACGTACATGGCCATCGTCGTGGCGAACGCCGTCGCGCCAAGTAATGTACAGCTTGGCGTGGCGCTCGCGTCCTTCGAGAGTTGGCTGACAACGGGGTACTCTCCGACGGCCACGCTCCTTGACTCGGTAGCGACGGTGAGTTCGAGATGGGCTCGAATGGTCAAGCCGGTCGAGCGAGTGGTGAGTACGGCTGCCGACAAGTCACTGGCCGACATACCGGGGCAAGCCGGCGTCGCGGCCGAAGTGCCAAAAGAATAAGCGTCCACCCCCAGCCCCAGGGGGTGGGCGCCGGCGCCAATGGCGCCGCAGGGGCTCTGACTACGTCAGAAACCTTACTATCGTCGTTCCGTGAACGTCTGTCCGAGTGGCCCGCCTGGCTGCTACAGGGCATGATCGACTGGAGCTCAAGCGCTGACATCCCACGATGGATGTCGACGGAGATAGCGAAGCGAACGCAACTGCTTGACCCGCGGAGACTAGACCCTCTGACGTTGAGTGATTTGCGCAAGCTGGTACCTAAGGCTGACGAGATCAGACGTCCGAGCGCTGACCGAGAAGCAGCGCTGGCCGAGTTCTTCGGCCGCGAGAAACTTCTCACAGATGACGAGACAGTACTCGCGATATGGCCTGCGCGCACCAAGAGCGACCTGGCGATACGGCGTACTAGACTTCGTGACTGCATTGGAGCGTATAAAGCTGCCGGACAGTTGAACATAGTGCACAAGTGGGCTAAGAAACTTGACTACGACATCATTACACTGATTAATTTGTTGAATGCGAATTTTATCTGCTGTGAGGAAGACGAGTGGTTGACAGTTTGGGACACACTTGGAGCGTTTGACGCGGACCTTGATCACTTCACCGCGGTCGCGAAGAAAGTAAACGATCAGTTGAAGAAGTACCCCAGTGACCTGCCTCGTCACCTATACGCGGAAGCCGGCACAATGACCGGCTACCGTAACCTGCCCTATCCGGGCTTCGTAATTGTCGACGAAGCGCGGAAGCTCGCGCAAGGAGGCGCGCCCCATGCAATCAGTAAGGACGGAAAGACACCGGAGGAGGTGTTTGCCATCATGGTTGACAGGGCGCTTGAGTGCGACCCGAAGCCAGTACCCTGGCTTTCATTCACCGATTACGTCGTGGATGGGGAGTGGGAAACCACGGGATCGTCTAACATCGGACGAGTTGAATGGAAGTTCGACGAAGACACTGGGGATTTCAAAGCTCGCAAAAACCTGGTGGCGGATGTCGTGGATTTGAGGACTCACGCAGCCGAAGCACTCAAGACATCGGGCCAGAAGAATTGGTCACTGGTCAAGTCTGAATTGGGCAAGGTGCGTCTAGCGGTGGCCGGCGACATCTACACTTACTGGAAGATGAGCTGGCTACTGCGGTTTGTCGGCCACGCGTATACGCAATGGCCCGGTAGCACAATTGATGAAACCTTGACTCAGCAGACGGACCGCATAGTTCGGATGGTTAAAGCACTGGCGCACGCGTTTGGTCTGCCCTTTGACTACGTGGCCTTTGACCACCAGCCCACTACCGCCGAGATCGTCCAGATATGTGCGAAATTGTTCTCAGTTGGACGCCGAGCCGTACCGATGCACGGGCGCGCTGAGTACGACGCCGTCGTTCTGAACGTACTGCAGTCATTCGGCAAGGCTACGCTCATAGCTCGAACCGACTCAGGCGACTCGGAATTTGTTGTCGAGGGCGGATTGGGAAGTGGTCTGCGTGTCACGTCGATTGTGGGTAATGCCTGGAACTCGGTCATGACCAGGATAGTTGCCGACATACTCACTCAGCTGGGCGTCAGCGAAGTTTTGATTGCCAACTGGATTCGAGGCGACGACAGTGCCGTTATCACTGACACCTACCTTAAGGCTCTGCTATTCCGGCTGGGCTACCAGGCCATCAACGCGGTGGGCGCGGACGGTAAGTTCGGCATCCTGCTGGCGCAGATGGAATTTCTGCGTGTCTGGTTCACTGCCCACTCCACGTCAGGCTACGTCCTGCGGGCCGTCCCGGGACTGCAGCAACGTAAACCTTGGTCTCCCAACCCCTGGGACGACGAAGCAACGATGCTTGCCGTCAACGAGTCCATTCGCATTCTGCGCCGTCGGGGGGGCATCAGTCATAAGATTGACCTCTGGTGGCGTGCAAGTGCCAACGTCTGGTCGCAGCGGAAGCACGTTTCTGCGTACTGGTTACAGGTGCCGCGCGAATTAGGCGGTCTCGGAGTTGAGCAGTGGGATGGACGTTTTGTGCCTAGTAAACCGTGGCCTCGTGTGGACACGAGGAGCATCGAGGTCACCAACCGCACCGGCTGGCGGGCGGCGAAAGTGCATAAGGACTACAGTCCGCACTTCGTGCTCACGGACGTTGAGGCTGACAACATAGCCCAGCGGCTTGTGTCGGCGAAGGTGGCTGGTGACGATGTTCCGTCAATAGCTGCGGCGCTGCGTAGCCACGCCAGGGTGCCCGACCGTGTAGAGTGGATCAGGCAGGAACCATATGTAAGTGCGAAAAGTGTCGAGTTGGTTCTGGCCGCCGGCCAGGCTCTGAGCCTGTTGCCCGCTGATGTGGGTGCGCACGCAGCCGCGTTGGCCGCGTTCCGCGCCCCATACTGGGGCGATCGTCGCGGCTCACTCGTGAAGTGGCAGCAGTGTGTTGAACTAGCACAGGAGCGTAGCGTCTCGGCAAGGCAGCTGATGGAGAAAGTAGACTCCAGTTTCATCTACGACTTGGTAACCCTCGAACGGCGGGGCTTATCCCGAACACAAGCCGTGGGATGGCTGACAGGATCTCTGTCATTCAACCAGCCTAAGCGTATTCACAGCGCGCTTAATGGCATCCTAGATCAAGCTGTGGCAGTGGCTGTGTGGCCACTAGTACGACGATCAAACGCCGCCTTCGCGACCTGCGGAGCGGCGATCCACACACGTTACGAAGAGTCCCTGCTTCGTAGCGCTCTCGCTACCACCGCTTACGGGTGGTAGCGAAAGAGGGCAGGAGGACGAAGTCCGGGTAATTCCTACACCCCCCTTTTCCGAGGAGCTATATCACTCGCCCCGTGGGCCATCCATAAGAATGTG